TCCAGAATTGCGAGAAGAAAGACTTGATGAAACTGCGCCAGCATATTTGGTACCAACCGCAAGCCATAGTCCGTCAGGACTAAATTTAATTGAACTAGGTAATAAATTTCCAGTACCCCAAACATTTGGATCTGGTACTACCTGATTTTGCGACCAGCTTGAATTTACTCCCGACTTATAATAAACTGTTACTTCGCCGGCATTGTCGGCCACTGCTAATAGATCACCTTGCGCAGTTACATCTAAAATTTTTCCAAATCCTAATGAGCTACTCGGTTCTTCATTGAGTATGTTTGATTTAGAATACACTTGATTAAATTTCCAAGTTGACCAGTTTTTATCATTAGGCAAAGTGTTATCTACCCAAATTAATTCGTTGTTACTAAATTCTGAATTTAATATAGTGCCAATACTATCCATATCAGCAGCACGTTGACTTGTTAAAACAAAAATATTGATACTGGCTTGCTGATCAAATGGCGGTTTCCAAGAAGGTAAATTAGCAGACACAGCAAAAGAATTTAAAGTAACACTTTCAACTTTGTAGAATCCGCTAAATCCAACTACTTGGCTAATGCCAATGTATGATCCTTCTACAAATTTAACTATGTTATCTGATAACAATGTCAACAACTTAGTTTTGCTGTCATATGTTACGTCTAAAATCTTTAAACTAGTATCTGTAAATCTATATACATTCCAAAATTGAGACTTTGGGGAATCAAATGTTACCCAGATATAAGAACCATTTTCAAAAGTAGTAATGTCTTTAGTAATAAGTTCATCTAAAGATCCTATTGTTATAAAAACATCAGAAGGATTAACATATCCTGCACTTCTTAATAGAGGTTGATAATTGTTAACAGCTGGAAATGGAGTAGAAGAATATCCCTTTGGTGACAAATATACATCGTTTGCCGTTTGTTGAATAATTACCGGACTTATTAATTTATTAGTCTTATTAAGTAATATAACTCCTTGAGGATTATTTTTAAATTTATCCTCATCTAAGACAAATTCAATATTTTCAAATGCTTCTGATGCGCCGTATTGCCCTACTCGCAATGCCCACTCTTCGTAAAATGTTAAACTTTCTTCGTTGTCAGAACTGAGAACGTTAAACAGTTTGTTAAGTACATTCTGTGTTCCTTTCTCTCTGATCATTCCTTGATAGAATTTAAATTCACTAACAGGGTCTTGAATAATATTGCTTAGATACTGGCGTGATTGATAACCAATTAAGTGCTGAGCAATTTTTTGTTGTTGTGAATCAAAGTTATCAACTTCTAAACTATAAAAATCTGTAAATTGTGTGGCAAGATTTGTCCAGTTAGGCAAAATCTTACTCGATGGTGCTTTGGCTAGCTGTGTCCAACTTGTAGATTCAAATGTGCTTGTTCCCGGAAGAAATTTATTAGCACTATAATTATAACCTTGGTAGGCTATAATATCTCCCATGTTGTAATCTTTCCAAGGTTGCCAATTTTTTATAGTTGCTGCATCAAAAATAAATCCTGGAATATCAAGGCCGCCGTACCAGTCGGTAGTTGTATACCCGCTAACTTTAATACGCTCTCTTCTATATCCACTAGGAGGATTATATATAATGTCGTTAAAAATATCTGTGTTATTAATAATAATAACATGCTCGTGTTGAATTAGATAAAAACTAGCACAATAAATTCCAGCAGAAGTTCTTGGTGTATATGTTACAATATTACCAGTTCTATAACTATCTAATTGATTAGGTGTTATCGGTGTTCCATCAACTTTAAAAATTTCGTAATCATTAAATTTATTGCCAACATCGTCAACCACTGTTAATGAAGTTTTAAATGATATCGAAGCTGCCGCTGGACTTAAACTAATAACTCCGGCACCGGCTATACTCAATCCTTCTAGTTTATTAAAATCGTCTGTATTAAATTCAGGGCTTGAAGGAATATTAGTTAATGCGCTGTAATATTCTCCGTTATATCTAACAATTGTACCGTATGCTATTGGTTTATTTGGAAGCCAATCGTTCCATTTATCCTGTCCTGCACTCCAATTTTGTGTAGTCCAAAACATAAATTCTTTAGCACTAGTTGACCAATTTGAAACTACTCCAAGATTACTATTATATGTGTCAAATGTAAATCCTTGAGATATTAAATATTGCTCATATCCTAATAAGAAATCAACTACATCTTGTACAGTAGTTAATTCTGTGCCGTAAGGTATTGTTAAAAGTTCAGTCTTATCCCAATTAGTTCTAAATGATGCGCTTACTCCGCCAGTAACTGGCAACGATGTTAATACTTGAAAAAATCGTGAACTAAATGTATCCTCAGCAGTGTGTTGTACAATAGTACTGTAGTATCTTCCATCATAAACTACAACATTTCCAACAAGATACGATTCGCCAGGTGTCCATTGTGCATAACTATGACTGATTCCGCCAATATTAATCGTTGTACCAGAATTCAAATAATTATAATATTTAAAATACGGCTGAGTTCTGCTGTAACCTTGGATTTGATATCCCGTTTGTAACTTAGTAATACGGACACCGCTATAGGTCAACCTTGAAGCGGGACTAGAAGTATTTAAAAATACATCATAATCTTCTGGGGGCACAAATATATTACCACTAGTTAGTGGAGTTTTAGATTCCAATAACAAATTAAATTGATCTCTGTTAGTGAACGATCCAACTCTATAACTTAATTGAACTGCCATAGTAGATAAATCACTAGAATACTGATTATATGATTCTATATTATTACTAAAAATATAATTTAAAATAAGATCTACAACATAATTAATAATACCAGCGGTTTGTACGCGAGTTTTACTATCGTTTAAGTTTGGAAGTTTAATATCAACAGGTCGTACTCTTAGTCCTGTATCTTTATAAACTAGTTGTCCTGCACGGTTTCTAACAATTCTAGATCTGTCTATTAAAGTACCAAATGTTTTAGCAGGTGTTAACAACATAGAAGCAGTTATTACACTAAACGCATAATGGCTACTACGTCTCCACGCAGCTTCAACTGGTGCAATATCCCCAAATACATAATCGCCTGTTGGGCTTGGGGTAATCATTCCTTTAGCTAACCCTGTTGAATTTGGGTCTTTTAATTGACCGTTACTATCAACAGGAATAGAATTCATCAAAAACGGCTTTGCAAATTTAGATGAATAAACTACAGGCTTGCCTGGTTCTCTAATAGTACCTAGACTAATATCTTGCCACATAGGCAAATTATCACTAGTATAAGGAGCAGGACCGTATAGCGATATCCACCACTGAGGCATTACACTAAATCCTAACATTTCCCAAGGACACAAGTGCGGTCTATCAGTATCTAATATCCAACGATAAATTCCTCTCCAGTAACCCGGAACATTTTGTGTTCCGTCAGGAGTAACACTATTTGAATAGTTGTAAGTAAACGGATTGCTAACGTTATAGTTAATAGGTTTGCTAAAGTCGCTACCTATTAATCCAGTCCATTTATAAAAACTTGGAGCTAGTACATTGTTGTATTCTGATAGACTATAAGCAGTTTTACGATTGTAACTAGGAATAATTTCAGTAATGTCAAAAATACTAGGATTATATTTTACTTTGATGTTGTTATAAATTCTAGTTTCTAATTCTAAAATAAGGGCATCTCTGTAATCGTTATAAGCTAAAATAATACTACCATCGTGCCCTTGAATTACATTTTTAGGAGTAATTAGTGTAGTATCTAAATAAATTTGCGGAACATACGCAGGCCACATGCCTAATTTAGTAGGTGTCTCTGGAACAAAACTTGCATCTGTGTTATCGTATTCGTAAGTAGTTAATATATCGCCGTTATTAAGGACTACACTATTATCAATATAAAAATCTTGTAAATTAAATGTATAGTCGCGACCGTGTACTAGTTGCTTAGTTACGGTAGTACCAGTCACCGAACTTTTTTGATATATGCAAACTGCTTTATTAGACAATACGTCTAAGTTAAATGCTGTTGATAATGGATATTGTTTAATTCTGTAATCAACTACATCTATTTCAGAAATTATAGATGCACCATACGGAACCATATCACTAAAATAATACGGAGCAGTAGTAGGATAATTTTCATTTATTTTTTGTAAAATTAAATCAACCATTGCTACTGGCGGCGCATCGACTCCTAGCGATCCAGCAATTGCTATAAACTTACGTTTAAAATTACCATAATCATCTCTTGCAGTTTCAATAGCTTTAATTACATTTGTTGACTGACTAGTTATATGATATAAACTAAGACTTAGTGGGCCGCTATGCTGAACAAATTTAGTACCATACTGAGTTATGTTGCCTAAATCTCTTAAGTTACTTGTACCCGGAAATACTCCAATAAATGTAACGCCGTTAATATCGTTAACAGTTCTGTCGTATGCTAAATTATCAATGTCCGTTGCATCGTTACCATTCTCTGGATTATAAACATTGTCTATAATACTATTAACATGGTCAACAACTTCTCCTAATGTAAATGTTTCAACAACATCATTTAATGGATTGTTTTGTAAGTTGATAGGAATTTCATAGTATCCCTTTGAATTTAAAGGTTCAGGAGAGTATGCTTTAATTGTTACAATATCAGTTAATTTTACAGGCTGATTAAAAACAATTTGATAGTAAGATGGAGTTGTAACTAAGGACCAATGATCTATGGCAACTCTTTGTGAGTTAATATATACACGCACATCATCTTTATCTAATTGCATTTCTTCCGGTGATGCATCAAATATATCTATATCAAAGTTATTGGTTAAATTAGAATTATTATAAATTCTTAAAGCAGCTTGCACATAGTCAGCATTACATACTTGCCAACCATTTTGATATAATGTGTTCCCTGCATAATCTTGACTTAACAAGTATCCCCGTTCTATCTGTATAGTAATAATGTTTGTTGATTGTTTGTACTGAAAAGTATCTATAGCAAAATTAAAATCAAAAACAATATCACCAATGTTGCTAACGTTTTGATATGTTAATGGAAATCCTAACACCTTATCTGGTTTTCCTGTTCCAGTTTTATAAGAAAAAACGGTTGTTCCTAGGAATGTTGATCCACTGTATACGCTAGTATCTCCGTAACTAATTCCTTCATCATCTACAACATCAAATAAAGGACTCTGATTTGTATTTGTTTTTTGTTGGCTCTTAACCCAAGTTGTACCATCAAACCAGTATGTTAAACTTTGATTAACAACTCCAGATTTTATAATTGCACATTCGTTGATAGACGGCTGTGCCATTTCAACTAGGTGAATTTGTTTACTATTAGTACTTAGGTGTTTTACATCAACAAATTCAACTTGATAAATTTTATTTACTACAAGTGGATCAGTGTCAGCTGTGACTAAAATCTTATGGCCATGGATTAATGCCACACCATCAATACTATAGCCAATAGATCCTTCTATCTTTGAAAAAATATCATTAGTATAATTGTCAATTAAGTCCACATCATCGATTGCATAAGTCCCAAAATTAAATAATTTTAAATCAGATGTAAATTCAATGATAGGTCGATTAGCTCTTGATAGTTGATCTAGAGATGGAATATTTTTATTGTAGGCTGCACTAGTGTTTATTACATCTTTGTGAAACCAGCGATTATATCTGCTCCACGGATTGTGATCTCTGCTTGATCTATTAATTGTAATATAATCTTTTTCGCTAGCAAAGCCTGTGGCATTACTAAACGGCATTGATCCAAACGGATCGCTTGCAAATTCAACTGTTTGGTCCACAGTATACGGTGTTATAATTTCTAAAACAGATGTTGGAACTAATTTAATAGCTGATCCAACTCCTTCTACATAATACTCGCCAGTTGCATATTTTACTGGGTTAACATTGCCGCCAAACGAAACTTTCATACCATTACTAATAACAGTATTGTCAGTTAATTTATAAGTTGCTTTACCAAGAAAATCTTTTTCAACGTCGATAAATGTATCTTCTTTAATTGAAAATATTTCAATGCTTCCACCTAAATCAATATCAGTTTCGCTTTGGTAGTATAACACACTTGGTGCATCTAGTGGAACTGTGAATGTAATCGATCCACTAGTAACACCATAGTTGTTGATATTATCAGTGATGTATCTGTAAATTATTCCAGTAGAACGCTTAGTCATAAAACTAAACGGATTACCAGGACTTGAAATATTAAAAGTGTAAGTGTGACCTTTGTAAAGTTTTAAAGGAGGATTAGGACTAAATCCATCAGGAGTAAACACATACTGATTGTTTGATCCAACATCCTGCATTGTTACAGTATAAGAGCTGGTAATTTCTAACGGTTGACCATAAATCTCAATCGTGTCAGGTCCGTAAGGAATCCAATAATAATTTTGAAAATTAGTAAACTTGTCCCAATCGATATGTGGATCCCAGCTATAAAATTCTTGTTTGTTTAATCTTGCATGATTCGTAGTGTTGCCGCCAAACACTCCAATTTGATTAATATAATCAATATAATCTTTAAAGAAAGTAATATTTTTTAAACTATCTTTAATTACAATTCCTGGCTCTAATTGATAGTGTTGTCGTGTTGAGTCAACTGCTGTAACATATACGTCTTTGCCGGTTGCAGCTTTAGAATTTTCTCTTCCGATGAACCCATTAATCTTAGTTAAAGTGCCGGGCTGATACAACTGGTCAAGTGTTGCTTGTAAAAACTTCTTATTAGGAATTGTTTGATAGAAATTTGGCAATAAATTTGCCGTAAGTCCTGCTTTTCCTAGAGGATTTGTTTTGTTAGCCATCAATCTGCTCCAAGTACTGCGCTAATTATATTTTGTGATGTTATTACGGAATTCAATGCTGTTCCTGTTACTGTTCTTAAATTAGTAGATGTTAGTCCTGATACTATAATAATGTTGTCTGTAGTTGCACAACTAATAAACAATTTATTACTTGGGCATTTAATTTCAAATAATCCGCCAAAGTAAGAATCTGATTTAGATGGAATTATAACAAAACTAATTACATCAGGAGATAATTGAGTTAACACATACGTCGAAAGTTCTGAGAAATAAAAGGTATCTCCAAAATCCCAATTGTCAAGTGCAAAAAATCTATTAATTGCTGCTAATATTCTTGATGACACATCTGCACTAGACACAGTACTAGCAGGATTAATTACAACATTAAAACTAGCTTGTAAATCCGATGTAGCTGCGGCTCCAAATAATAAAGTATAACTTACAGGATGATAAATTACTTCATCGCTTATAGATTTAATTAAATTCAGATTAGGACTTAGCATTACATTTAATTCATCCGAACTTGGAGGCAGAGGTTCACTACCATCTGTTAATGCACCGGCAGAAATCCATAATCTAAATGCAGTATTGTAATCGTTGGTCAATACATATAAATCCATTAAATTACTTGGTCCCGGATCAATCCTACTATCATAGTCGGCACTGTGTATATATTGAAATTTTAATTTGTCTCTTCCTACATATACAATGTAATCAAGTGTAGGAACAAACTTTCCAGTTGACGCATTGTATTTTGTAACTAATCCAGAGGTATAATAATATTTGCCGTTAACTGGATTTGTTGAAGTAAAAAATACTGGCCCAGTCAGTGGGTTGTTAGAAACATATCGATAGTCTTCTTGACCCTGGCTTATAGAATATAGCTCTTGAACAACATACTTTTCATACGGATCACTAGAACCCGTATATACAATGTCTGTAAATACTTGCGGATTGTCAACTACTCCGGTATTGGTGCTATCAGCAAAACTTAATATTATTTTAGTTGGATCTACATACCCATCCTCACCTACAAACTCTCCAACAACTTGCCAAGGCATATCTTTTGTATAAGAAGAATTGCCGCCTGGCGATAATGGATCAGTATTAATACTTAAAATCTTTACTGTATCGGTGACAGTGGATGTTAATACTGTATCGTAAATTTTGACATTGGTATCAAAATAGAAAGTAAGTTCCTTGTCACTTTCAAACACATAACGCAGTTGACGCGAGGTTATTGTATAGTGGTCGTTGTCCGTGGTAAACAATAAAAACCAACTTGCATCTAGTTTTAAAGGACTAGAACTTCCTTGATTGCTTAGACTAAATGCGCCAGTTTGATTTAAATTATTTTCAAAAATTATTTGCCAGCTTTGTGTTGTAACATCATAGCGTAACCCAAACGGAACGTTTGAAAAGATTAAATCAATCATTGTAGTAACAATTGACGAACTAAGAGTAGTGGCAAACTTAGGTATAATCTGTGTTATTTTAGAACCAGTTGGTATCACATCGTCTAACACAATTGGTCCAAACCCGGTTGATAAAACTCCAGTGTCGCTTGCAGTGCCGTCATCTTTTACCGATGTAACCTGTGCCCAGATATATGTTGCTCCGCCTTTAGGAAGCGGTCCTGCAGGAAGATCTTTTAATGTATTTTGATTTAGTGTGTCAAAATACTTTCCAGTTGGAGGTAAAAATTTAACTAAAGCACTATTAGTAAAATATTTTAAATCAGTATATGTATAACTTCCAACTGCATATTTTTTGTTACTGTTGGCATCGTATACATAACCGCTAACTGTATTACTATCTGTAGTTACACTGTGCCAAGCAACATTTAAACTGGTGGTAAGATAATCAACAAACTGTGTGTAATAAAAATCTCGCAATCCTGGAGTTTTAAGAATGTTGTAAACTGCATTATAAATTACATTTTGAATATCTGTTTGATTAGCATACGTAAAATTTGTAGTTGTAGTAAACAAGTCTTGGTATAATACACCATCGTCGGCAAACAAATTTGTACTTGAGTATTTTCCGGTAGGATCTGTTAAATCAAAATAACGACTTATACCACTGCTGGCTCTATTTAATGCTTTAATTTTCGCAACAGCAGTTGACGCAGATAACGGACTAATATTATAATCCTCGCCTGTAATCATTCTGTTTTGTGTATAATAAGACTGTGGTGCATTTGTTTTAATGCTGGCATTTGATTCAGTTGCACTGGCATTAGCCACTGACGTTGCTAAACTTAAACTGAGAGTCAATACTTCTGCTTGATTCGTTGCACTTGTGTATGGTACGTTGATGATAACATTGACAATATCTGTAGGGTTAATTGTATACGTTATACCATTACTAACTCTATAATAAACTCTAAAGTTACCTTGCGGTAATTTTCCAAATACACCGTCACTAAAACTTAAACTAACAGCATCATTGGCTCGAGAGATAACATTGTAAATGGTTTTAATATTGCTGCTTAAACTATTATAGATAATATTATTACCAGTCAAGGCAGGAACCTGTGACCATAGTGTATCTTCTAATCCAGTACTTTGATTTAAAGAATACAACCATACATCTGTGTCGTTGATGTTTTGTGAAGCAATATCAAGTACCTGATTACTAGTAGGCTGACTTACATTAAATGTTCCTTGATTCAGTGTACCTTGTACAAAATTAAAGAAAAATCCAGTAGACGGACTGCCTGCACCGCGGCCATCGTCTTTATAAACACAAGCAATGCTATTACCTACTTTAGGAGCTTCTTCGTAAATTCTATCTTGTCCGGCAAATGTAGTACTAGTAATTTCAAATACTGTATTTCTACCAGAAATAGATTTGCTAAAAGTATAAATTGGAATATCTGTATTTGTGCTATTGAATCTGTATTGTGCTGTTGGAATTCCATAGATACTTGCTTGATCTACTGGATTTCCAAATTGATGCTGTTGCGGTAGCCCGGCATTGATAATTTTAATAAACTGGTCATACCAGTTTGGGTTACTTGGATCATTCCAAGTAACATATTGTCCTGCTAAATTTCTACCATTACTATCTATTACATTTTCTGTAGTTTGTACTGTATTAACTTTTAATAATCCGCTAGCAGGGACATTTCTGCTAGGATTATAACTGATTAATCGTGCTAAACGTAGTATACTGTCTCGGCGTTCTGCTAGTTCTAAGAAGTTTTCGCGGGCATTTAAGTCAACACGGAAAGCTATGCTTTGGCCCACATAGGCAATAAGGTCAATTAGGGCAAGGTATTCGCTAGACTCAATGTAATCGTTAAAATCTTCTGGGAAATTCGTACGGATATAGTCAATCATCGTACGGCGTAGATTGTCAAAATCGTAACTTTGGAAATCGGCGTTTTTAAATGATTGATAAATCTTCTGCCAGTCTTCACTGACTAGCAAGTTATTTTGTCTATCCGTTGAGCTCATAATATGTCCTAATAAGTGTATTTATTGATTAAAATTATGTGGGTAGTTTATTGTACATTCAGTCCGTTGGCTTGATCAAAACGAAGTTTCATGCTGTCTTGGATGTTATACAGCAGGTATGTTAGTGTACATTGTATCTGTAATCCAGTATCATACGGTGTTATAACAATGTTGCCTGCTTGTACGCGGGGTTCGTTGTTGAAGATATTATTAACATCTTCTAGTATTAAATGTTTAACTTGATCTGTTAAGGGTTCAAATAACAAGTCCCAAATGATTGTCCCGTATGTTGGATTCATCAATCGTTCGCCCTGACGGATGTGGAAATTGTTCATTAAATCTTGCTTGATTAGTTCAAAATCGTACAATGCAAAATTTTGTGTTGAGCCATTTATTGTGCTAAACCCCCGATATCGCTGCACTGTTCGTTGTGTTGGGTTGGGTTTTTTTGCTACTGGTGTTGTTGTATATAAACTGGCCATAATTAACTATTTCCTTTTAAGAAAGTGTCCATTGGAACTCCGTATGTTTTCCATGCAGGCGGAACTTCAATGGCTGTTGCAGCTTCTCTATCAGTAGCATCTGGTTTAAACATAGTACCGTCAAGATTCTCGTGATGTGGATATGGCTCAGTAGTTGGTACACGTGCCATTATACTTTCTACTACTTCGCCGTCCTGGTCTGTTGGATTAAGAATAGTTGGTAATGGTTCAGGAAGAGTTGACAATGTAGCAAATCCAGCAGGCCCAGCAATACCCGAGTTAAAATTAACATTGCCGCCATCTATTGCTGTATTAGCTGCTTCAATAGTAAAATCACCAGTACTTGAAACAACACTTGCTCCAGTTACGTTAAGATTAAGATCTCCGCCGGTTGATATGTTAACAGCGTCGCCTGTAGTAACGTCCCATGTAGATTCAAAAGACTGTTTAAGTTCTCCAGTGATAGTGTCATCTCTAGTTCCATCTGTTTGAGTGAAAAAATCTCCGTTTACAATTCTAATAAAATCACCAACTGCTTCAATTTGAATTCTTCCGGCAACAGTTGTGTCACCTTCACCAGCAGCATCGGTAGCTTTCATGTTGATGTTGCGGCCTGCTTCCATGTTGATGTCGCGGTCAGCATAAAAATTTAAGTCGTTTTGTGTTCGAATACTAATGCTATCTTTTGCATAGATATCAATCTTGCCATCACTAGTTAGTTCAACCCAACTAGTGCCTCGAGCATTAGTAATATAGATTAGATCCTCTGTATTATGCATCAATATTTGATGTCCAGTTCTTGTGCGGAATCTAATTAACTCGTTAGCTGGTAGTGTGACGTCGCCGTCTGTTTCTCCGGCATCAATACTGGCATATTCTGGCGGGCCGTCTGTTGATGGAGTTTTACGTAACCAGTTGGCATCGCCATCATCCATGACAAATGTACTGCCGCCCAAGCGGCTCACATAAGCATTTAACACTTTCCATTCAGCTTTACCAATGTCAGCTCGTTTACCGTTTTTATCTAAAGGCCCTGGAGTGCTAATTCCAAATACACTACTAGGCGCTTCCCGGCGGGCACTACTGCTGGTAATTCCTCTAACATCGTCTAATAACAACCCTTGACTGTTTAACACATCAGTAAAAGGATGTTTTGGTTTGTAAATAGTTTCTGGGTCAGCAAGACTATTATTATCAGGAACTGCTTTATCGTATTCTGCAGCTGGCACTCTTCCAGTATTGCCAGAATTATCTGGATCAACATCTTCTACAATGCTTTGAGTTGCAGCATAACCTGGCATCATAAAATTCATGTTTTCGTCAGGAACGCAACCAATCCAATATCCTCTTTTAGGATCTCCGTCAATAAAAATAATAACAACAGTAACGCCAACATCTGGCGGAATCATCCACATGCCATAAGATTTTTGTGTGTCGTTATAATCGTTGTTTGGTCCGTTGGCACTAACTGGAGTAACTCCGTAGAAAGGACTCATGTAGCGCACTTGATGTAGCTGACTCTCTGAGCTTGAACCTCCTATAGGTCTTAAAATTTCAACTTCAAGTATACCCATATAGGTAGGATCAATGTTGCTTACTACTTTAGCAAGGAACGGGCCAGGTTTTTGTTCCTTGGCTACGGAACTATACTCTTCGTTTTGTTCCATTATTCAGCATCCTTAGATTTATCTGGTTTAGAATTTGTAGTGTTAACAGTATTTTTAGCACTACCTTCGCCGGAAAGTTCTTGACCATTTCGTCTTGGTCCCTTTATTACCTGTGTAAACATGCCGTTATCAAAATAACTAGTAACGTGTGTAACTTTGTACAAGCCACTCCATGTTAATACTGGTGCAGATTTTGTACTCTTTCCAAAATCGTATAATCCAGTATTTTGATTTAAGTCTACTGGAGTTCTAAAATTTACCACAATATCAACTTCACTTCCTTGATAACTTACACTGCCGTCTGTGTTTAAATTAGAGTATTGTGTTGGCGCACTAGTATAGTTGCCCATGCCACTTTGTGCAATATAGTACGGATCGCCAATAATTTTCATATCTAAACTTAACATCCCAGACGCACTGGTAATTGCATCGTGAAATAGTTTAGCAGAACGGGCATCTTGTGTTTCAAGTCCGCCGCCGCCAATGTTATCTCCGGTAGTTTTAGTAGCAGAGTATCTTACAGCAGATGGAATTATTCCTAATTTTCTCTGAGGAGTAGAACCTGCTGCTAACGGTTGTTCATTGGTGTTAACTCCATCGTCTGCTCCCGATGCTGCTTCCTGTCGTTTAGCGTCTGCTGTTCTCTTCGGACTAGTTGCACCCATTTTTCCAGCAAAGCCAGCTTTAAATTCAATATGAAAAGATAAGATGTCCACGTTTTTGCCAGTAAAGAAATAATCATAAACTTTAACAGCTTGTTTTTCAAGTTCTTTAAACCCTGGGGCTTTTGTGTTAGTTGCAGTTACCGCACTAGTATGAACACCGTATGGCACCACACGATATACAATGATTCTTGGAGGGGTTCCTGTTTGTTTTGGTGCATTAGGATCTTCTATTTGAAACACCTGCGTGTCAACTCTCCACCATTTTCTCATTCCAGTTGAGTCAACATTTTGTTCTTGTAATTGATTTTTAGAATAATCACTAGCTAATAATACTGCATCAATTGCAGTTGTAATATCAGTATCTTGACTAAATCTCATGTCACTCACTTGTTTGTCAACAGTATTGTTAGCACGAAGAACATTGCCGTCTTTTATAACTTCGTTGTCTTTTCCAACAGGAGCATCGCCTTTTCGTGTATCACTAAATCCCATTTTAGCTTTACCAATTTCATTTACAGTACCGTCTTGTTGAACTAGTGTAGTGTTAGCTGGTATAGTACTTTTTGTTAATCTTAATTGTTTTACAATTGCTGTTTCGCTAGACGCATTTGTTAACGTTGTTGCACCAGCTCCGTTTTCATCAGGTGCTGCTTGAGTACCTTCTGAAGAAATATCTAAAGGAAATGTTATTATTATTTGATCAGGAGTATTAACTATTTCATCTTCTTTTAATTGCTGTAGTCGTTTGTTTAACATAACCTGAAGACTTTTTTCTCCAGTTTGTAAAACTTCTTGCACAGTAACTCCCTTAACACTGCCGTCTGTTTTAAGTTCTGACACGTGGCCGCTTAGTGCTTCACTGTTTACTGGATAACCGCTACATTGATAAACTGCGCCTTCTTCTGTAACTGTCATAGATACATCTTTAAATTTAAAAGGAATCTTTCTAGCAGTAGTTGGAATATTATCCATTCTACCTGTTTCAGTGTTTCCTCTAAAATCAATTGTTAACAAATAAGGTGCTTGTAAATAATTGTCATGATTGGCGGCCCAAGCTGCTTCTTGTAAACTCATCATAAACATGCCCATGCTATAAGGTTCAATTACTTTGAAACTTAATTTGTGCATGTTTGTGTTTGCACCTTTTTCAAGGCCAATTGTACTTTCAATTTCTAACTTATCAAGGAAAAAATCAAACTGTCCAAACGGTGTATTAATTCTATTTGAAGGATCTGCGTTTGCAGATTTAGCAATTAACGGAAGTCTTTGACCTTTCATATACCCAGTATCTGGTTTGTTTAACTGTGCTTTAGTTAAAACTGCTAACCCTAATACATAGTCATAAGTTGCATAACCAAATAAGGGATTTTTTAAAGGAAGCGTTACTCCGTTTAATTGTTTGATTGAAAGCCCTAGCGAACTAAAAGCGCCGCCAAATGCTCCTGTAATAGCTGACAAAGCTGATGCGGGACCAGAACTTAAAAATCCTGATAAGGAACCTGTGGCAGAAGATACTACACTACTTATTGAAGTAGTTGCAGAATTTATTGCTCCAGAAATATTCCCAAATAACGACATATTATAAACCTAACGCTGTTGTCAAACTATTACTTTTACAAATATAAATTTGTGTGCCTGGAACAAAATCTAAAATAGGATCTTGTATTACATCTAAATTTCTTTGCATGAATACCCACCATAACTGAGAAGTGCCATACAAATCGTGTGCTAGTAAGTCAGGACGGTAAGCATACTGTGGTTCAATTGTATATAAGAAATCATCAACTTCTTCACTAACTGGTCGAATAGTTAATATATCTAAGTATGAATTTTTTACTGGTGTATTATACCAAGGACTGGTATTGCTATAAATTGCAGGCATGATTAAATGTATCCAAAAGAATTATTAAGGTATCCGCCTTGAACAAATCTATCAAGACTAAAGTTGCGAGCACTATTTCTGCTGTATACAGGTTGTAATGTTACACTAAACGAACTTTTAGTAGGAACGTGTGTAACGCCGCCGCTTGTTGTTCCGCCTAATCCTAAAGAGCCTGCTAGGCCTGCAATCTGTCCAACACCGCCTGCAATTGTACTTATACCGTTCGTAATACTGCCTAACCCAGACACGGATCCACCTAATGCGCCGCCAATAGAATCTGCTAGGCCGCCAATGCCGCCGGCAACACCTTCGATTGCACCGGCCATACTACCAACAACATTGCATCCAATATAATCGCAACCAGCATCTAAACTTGTACTAAAACTAGTCACCACCACTGGAACATTTTTAAAAATATAATTTCCATATCCGTTTAAAAATATCACTGGGGGAGGATTACCAGCCTTAGGATCAGTTCCTGCAAACATTTTGGTAAGACTTCTTAAATAATGCACCGAAGCAATCCAGTATAATGCCTGTGTACTGTCTTCCACGTTCATTGGCGCTACAATAGTAATAGATCCAGGGTCGCTATTTTTAAATGATTGAAAAGTATAGTTAGTATGCGTTGTTGGCACAGCACCGTAACTAGCAGTGCTGGCAATATTAATTGTTGGAGTGTATGGAAAAATGAGGCCTCCGGCATCTTTTAATGGTTTTAAAACTGGGCTACCTTTAAAGCTGGTCCAATTAGCAAGGCTTAGACGAACACGCCAATCTGCAGGGTCTGCTGAGTCGCCACCAAACGCAGCAACTGCACCCATTATATCGCCGGCACCTTCAGCAAGTCCACTAAGGGCTCCACTTAACCTACCGGAAGATGCAAAATCAGCAAAAGATCCAGCCGATGCTAACCCTGATGTAAAGTTAGAAATTGCGTTTGCGCCCCCTGCAACAGAGCTTACTAGATTAGATGCATCTGTTAGTGACCCTAGATTAAATGCCATAATATATTTTCCTTTTGGTATAATATTTAGTTGACTTTTTAATGTGCGTAGTTTATAATTATGTATAAGAGGATTCTTTTGAATGATACCAACGACACCTAAAGTGAATTACCTAAACAACAAGGATAT